TCAGATCACTCGAAACCGCTTCCGCCCCAGCACCGCCTTTGTCTCGCGGAGCTGCAGCACCGGCGCTCGCTCGGCCGTGCCGCCCGGATCGGGCGCTGGGGCCGGCTCATGCCAGTGAATCTTCGCTCCATCCGTCCCGCACTGCGGGCATCGAGCCTTTAATTCCAGCCGGTCCAAGCGGTACTCAGAGCCTAGTGCAGCCACCAGCGTCTCGACGTCCAATGGCGTCGCCGGGCAAGCCTGAACCCGTTTGAGGGCGTAATAGCGGCGCTGGCAGTAAAGCGTAGCCGACCAGCCATCCTCGAGCGCTTCGTGTAACCGCGCCCAGGAATCGAACGACGGCTCGACCACGCGAGCGCTGCACACGTTGTCGCCCTCGGCCGCCAGGGAGCACCCCCCGCTCTTGGCCACCCGGCGCGCAAATTCGTCGAGCGTGATATTGCCGTGCTTTTGGCGGGCCGGATGGGTCTGCATTTCGCCCATCCGCTTACACCGCAGGCACTCCACCCGGATGACCGTCGGCCTGAATTGATTGAGCCTGTCTGTTCCCTTGACCATTCACAACACCCTTGCGCGAAAGCACGAGTGGAGTCATAAAATGAGAACATAGTGAGAACAAGATGCCTATGGTGAATGTGATGACGCAGGAACCGACCGCTCAATATCTTCATGCGCGGGCCGAAAAAGCCTTTGAGCACATGATTGTCGCTTGGGATTATTGGGAAGACGGCGCTACCGACAACGAGGTCGCTGTTTCCCTTGCCACCTTCATCGCCGTCGTTGCCGAATTTATCGACGACGCGGCGCGCTACGCCCCGCTGGCCTCGAAAGAATGTCTGGCAAAATTGACCCCGGCGATCGAGGCCGCACGATCGGCCTCAACATTCGACGATCAATGGGACGCGTGCGACGAACTCGAGGCGGTGCTCTACGAGACGCAACAAGCGCTAGGATACGAAGATGTCCTCAAATAACCCGACGACACCCGCCAAGCTCATCGTGGTGATAGCCTTTGAAGATGACGGTGAAGGCGGGTTGCGTCCCGCCTTCGAACCTCGCGAATACCAGAGCGAGCAGCGAGCCAGGATCGAGGCCGGCTCACTGGTCAGCACCTATCCAGCCGTGATTGCCTGGTCGCGCACGGCCGATCCCAACCTAGGGGAATATGGTGAGCCCGAAGTGCTGTTCCGCTTCGGTCCGGTGCCGGATATGGAATAGCCGCTACATTCTGGTTTTCAGCCATTCCCATACAGCTTCGCCGGCGCCGGTGATCCATCCGACAAGGGTAATCCCCGAAATACCGGTGATGAGCGAGATCTTGCGCCCGGTCTTCATGAGCTTGCCGAACTCGTCCCAGGCCTCGACGGCCGGCCGGACGGCCAGGTGATTGGCATCGACGGTCTTCGCCAATTCGGTGACATCTCGCATCACCTGCCCGTCGACCTTACCCAACAACTGGATATCTCCCTCGATCTTGCCGAGCTTTTCGGCCACGTGATCAATGCGCTCATGCAGCTTTGCCCGGCTATCACTCGAACGGTCGTGCCCCGTGGAGACGTTGCGCGCCAGTTGATCGATCTGCTCACCCTGTCGCTCGATCATCTTGAGCAACAGGCCGATCCGCAGATCGTCGCCTTTCCCTTCCTCCACTAACGCCCCCTGCAGACATCGAGCTTGTCGTAATGGTTGGCGAGATCGATCGCCCATTCGTCGACCACTGGATTGTCGGCGGTCTGGAGGGCGATAACGGCCGCTTCGGGCGGCGGAGGAAGGTCCGGACAGCTACCGATCGCGCGAACGCTGGTGCAGCCGCTCGTAAGCGTCGCCAGGATCACGAGGGCGGTTGTCGATTTCACGATAGTATTCCTCGAGCGTGTCACTGGCCTTTTCCTCCTGCGCTTGGCGATCCTGATAGCCGCGCTGGCGGGACCGGTGCCCAAACAGCGCAGCGCCGATGACGGCCGCCGCAGCGATTGCGTTGCGCCAGCCGATTGCGCGTTGAATCGCCCCGACTACGGCGAGCCCGAGCAAAGCCCAGACCCACCAGGGCACCTGATAGAGCAACCAATCGATCATCCCCGCCCCGCGAGGATCTGGCGCGCTGCCTTGGCGATCTTGGCGCGGTCACGCCAAACGACGACGGCACCAGCCGCGATCAGCAGTAGCGCGCCACCCTGGACGATCGGATGCAAGCCGCCGAGGAAATCGCCCATAGCCGTCACCACACCCCCGAGGCCCACCAACGATAGACCTGTGTTGAGAGGCGCGGTGCTTTCCGAGTTGGCGACCGGAACAGCGACATCCTCGGTTACCGGTGCGGCTTTGGTCGCCCGAACCGTGCCCAGCTCAACCAATCCCTTATGGATGGCCGCCCGCGTCTTGGGACCGTCGATGCCATCGACATCGCCAGTGTACGCCCCGGTCGCCTTGGCGCTGGCCTGAAAGCGCTTCAATTCTTCTTTGGTGCCACCATATCCCAGCCAAAGCAGCCCGACTGCGGTATAGAGCACCAGACGATCCGCGAAGCCATTGAGCCCGCCATTGATCCGGCGGGTGATCATTTCGATATCGTTGATATCGGCGTAGCGATTGAGATTGCGGGTCGACCAATACCAGATCGGCCCGAGACCTTCCCACGGGTCGGAATTGACGGCCGAAGGCCGGGCGACGAAATCGGGAGGGGTAAGCCCAATCTCTCGGCACCAATCGCGGAACTGGCGATAGTTGTCCCTGCCGGTGATTTGGATACCCGTGCGGCCCTTGTAGAGTTCTCCGTCTCCGTCCCGCTCAGGCGTGTTGCCGAGATCGGTTCGCGTATCGTAACGCTGCTGCGCCTGCGTCGGCCCCCAAACCTCCTGATCGTACCGGAAACGGCCACTTTCATGCATGATCTGCGCGAGATAGTGGACGATCCGATGCGGCTGATCGAGCCCCACCCGACCGCCATAGGTGTCCAGCGCCCCGACTACGGACGCAATATTGGCCCGGTCCGCCCGCGCATGCGCGAGCGGCACGAGCTGATCGACTGTCAGCTTCATGCTGTTCTCCCTGAGATGGAAAAAGAAAAGCCCCGATGGACGGCGGGGCGGGATCATGGTGTCATCCGCCCGTTGAATGGGGGATCACATGGACATTTTCAGTTTTATGCTCGGAATACCGGTGGGTGGCCTGATCGCCGTGGCAGCGCTGGCACTCCTGCATCGCAGCCGGGATTAGGCGGCGAGCAACGGGTTGACCGGCCAGACCGGATGAGCCGGATCCTCGGTGTTTTCCGGAAGATCACGCAGAGCCTGACGATAAACGAACAAGGCGTCAAACAATTGAGGCGTCAGCGTTGGTGTTCGGCCTTCTGCAAGGGTCTCCTCGTAATGGCGAGTGATCAGCCAGTCGAGTTCGGCGAGCCGCGCATCGCGAGCGCCCCGCAATGCAGCCCATGCCCCCGCCCTAGCTTCCGCTTCCCGCTGCTCACGGGTGATGATTTGGGACCAATCGATATTACTCATCGGCCGGCACCTCCGGTTCCGGATCGCGCGGGAGCGCCAGCTTACCATTGGCGGGGTTCACCAGGGTCTCGGGGAAGGCAACGGCCTGCGATGGGTTCGGCCCGTGCGGCAGGATCAGCGTCAAGCTGATGCCGCCATTGATCCGCTCGACATCGCTGGCAAGCCATTCGCAATCGACCGCCTCACGAGGCAGCTTTTCGCCATTGGACAGGTCGGAAAAGTCGAATTCTTCGCCGTTGATTGTAAGCACGTCACCATGCTTCAGAACCTCCAGCGCGTCATCACGGCGCTGGGGGCTGAGGGAAATCCTCAT